GCGTCGAACTTCGTTTGGGGAATTCTTAGACCATGTCGAGGTCTATCGAACCGAATCTAAACGTCTAATCATTGTGACAAGTCCGTATTGTATTGATGAAAGCACACTTCATCTATTTCCGACTGATTACGGCTTTGAACAAACTTCTTCGTTGTACTTACCTAACGTTCTCACTTTTATGAAATATACAGATATGACCGGACTACGTAGGGAGTTAAAGAGAATTCGCAAACAATTCACATACGTTTAGTGGAACCAGACCATATGTTTTTTTTTGCCTCTGAACCTACATACCCCTTCAAACTCGCTACTTCAACTTGCCTTTCTAAGGGGGTGTCCTACCTCTATCTAAAATATACTGAATCCAAGTCAAATATAAAGCAGTGCATCGCAAGAGATTAACTGATCTATAACTACTCTTCGATAGCTCATTCTCCAATTTGTCAAGAACCAAGCAAGCCCGATGTCCGACTTCGAAGATGAGCCCTGCCTCCTTGGGTCCTACCCGCATCGTACTCTGCTTCATTTCGCCATTCATCACGGGATCACCGACAACTTCGCGAGTCACAAGTTCTACTTTCTCGCCAAAGTATGGGCTGAGTTTCTTCACAAGCTTGACGACGATGATGAAACCTACATGAGCATCGACTCCTACCAAGACTCATTTGATATATTTGCCGACACTCAGCCCGAATCACCGCCAAGCAAAATTCGACGCATTTGGGATTTCACTAACTGAATATAACCATGGATATTTCATACATTGAAGTTGGTCTTCTGATTCTGATTCCTACTGTTTTACTAAAACAGTACATTGATCAGCAGATCAAATTACTTGAATCAAAGACTGCTACTTTCCTTCAACGACTCATTGGTCATGACACATAAAAAAAAATAATTAAAGATTCTCAACCGCCTTCCGATGTTTCTGTGTTTCCAGATGGCGTGTTTTATACTTTTTATTATACATTAACCCACAGAAGCATTGCACTTTTGCATTGATGATATCGCGGTTATTAGCATAGTACTTACGCATGTATGTATTAATCTGCGGACGGTGGCTCTTTTGATACTTCCTTGCACTCAGCTTGATCATTTCACGATTTACTTTTTGATAATGCTTCTTATACAACCATCCAAAGAGCATCGGGTTGTTCTTGTTAATCGATTTCACTTTATTAATCCATAACTGTTCATACGCGTCTAAGTGGCGGCGGTCAGCTACCTCGTAAGCATTCAATAACTTCATACTGAAATTAACCAAACCCTGTTCTTTGAAATAAGGATAAATTGATACAGTTGCATACTCTCCTTTCTCCCACAGCTTAAAACAACTTACATGAGCTGCCCAACGAAGATTTAACGGTTGAGTAGTACTGCCGATGTAACAGATGCTCTCATCTTCATTTACGATTTTATAAACACGACCGATCATTTCAGTAGCAAACACAATTGATATATATATTAAAGTCAAATAATTCATTAGAATAAAAAGTCAAATATTACACAAAAAAAATATTATTTACAAGCCAAGAGATCTGAAATATGAAATCGTTTGTAGCTGAGTTGCGAGTTTCTTACGCATGTAGTATTCTTTTTTTCTTTGTCGAATACGTTCGCGGTTAGCATCGTCGTATTGCTTCTGACGTGCTAAGACCTTTTCTTTGTTAGCTTCATAGTATCGCTTCTGAGGAGAAGTTGATTCAGTCATGATTACCAGTAGATTACCATATATTAACTGACTTATTATCAGTTTTACAATTGAAATGATTGACGATAAACAGAGCTTTTACGCATTGGTGATTTACGGATTTTGTCATCTAATTCAATATCTTCGATTAGTGTATCGTGTTCTAACTTACCATGAATAGGACCGCGTGTAATACGGACTTCGCCGTTCTTACGATCTATATTTACTACTGATGCTTCGCCTGATTGAAGGCTTCTTACTGGAATGCTGATTACGTTATCATTGAACCGGACGCGTGAGTTACTGATGACTACTGAATCTACTATCAGAGCTCCTTCTACTACATCGGGTCTTGACGAAAGACAACCCATTACCAGAGATATTTTTTTGATAACCAATCGGGGGTGTATATTGGGTAATCTATCTTATGTCGAGCGTAATACAAATCGCGGCGTTTCTTATCATTGTGATTCAAATGAGAATACGCTTTCAACGGAGTACTATCGCGGTAATGAAAGTGGCGGGTATCGCCAAAGTCAATCTTCTTACCATCACTTAAGATTACGCGATACTTCTTGTTCTTGACCGGAGAGATCATCCATGTTTCTATCTTAGGTATTTTTACTTATAACCTTGGTTGAATCGCCAGACTCTTCCTTCGTCTGAGTCTTGCTCATCCACTTGGCGACAACAGGACGTGAAGTTAGCTTACTTATAGTTTCTTGAATATTTTCTAATTGTACTTGCTGCATTTTTACTAATTCAAGTAGATAGAGACTCAAACGGTCGTAAGCAATAGAGAGTTGATGACCCTTAGGAATATTATGATCTTTGTCCTCGTCAGACATATCTGCATTCGGCATGAGCATCGTGAGCTCTTTCAGATCACAGTCGAGAAGATCTTGAGCAATCAAACCTAACTGAGCCGCGTTGCTTGTATCAGAATCAGATTTCCATTTGTACCACTTAGGCGTTAGTTTGAGTAAATTAGACGCTTTAGAACTATCAATTGATCTAATTACATTCTTCAAACGGCGATCAGAAGAACAATAAAGCACACCGCGACAGTGAATATTCTGATACGTGTATAGACTTACCGCTACTGAAGCACTCGTTGCAGGCGTATCGCCAGACGATGTATATGCCCACCCGCTTGGGACCGTTCGCGTAATACCGCCATTAATATGAAGAAGACCCTGAGGGGCGGTAGTATCAGTTTTGATATAACCATTTCCGTTAGTACCGTTCATAACGATCATACAGCCGCCAGCCGCACCTGGTGGAGCGTTGCTACCGAAAACGATACCATGACTTCCGTTGCCTGTATCTCCTGAAGGAGCGTTGCCCTCATTAAACAAAGCAAAATGACTATTGCCGTTCAGTGCTGCATTTCGCCAAACCTTGATACCCCATTGAGAGAAGGTCTCATTGCCAGCACCCCATCGCAAGAGAACAGTGTCAGTACCAGCATTCATATTTGGAGTTAATCGTAGTAGAGGTGAGTTGATTGTTGTGATATTGGCGGTTGTAATATTGACTGTTGTAGCTGCTAATGCGGCTGTTGATGTCAGCGTTAAGGTTGGAGTAGCACCATGCTGCCAAGTAAGGTAGTCATTGTAAGTTCCGCCTGCTGAGTAACTAAACAGCGAGTAATTATTCGTATCGATTTGTCTTTGACCATACAATCGATCAGCACTCACATTATAGACCATTCCTGCTACCGTGATGCCGCCAACGACACGTGTAGTAGGTGTAATGATACCTGAGAATCCCGTTAATGGAGTACCATTTTGTAAATAGCTACCAGTGATATTCACATCGCCAGAGACATTGAGTCTATAGCTGCTATTGATAGTTGGAATACCCACATTACCCGTAGCTGCATCAATCCCGATTCGCCCAGTGCCCGCGGTTTGAAGAAACAAAGAGTTGTTTGTAGTTGTTCCAAAGAAAACATCAGAGTTGTTGAAATGAAAGAGACTGCAAGTACTTGTTCCATTAATTGAAAGAAACGTGCTACCATTCGTCGTGCGTGTGCATCTGATACTGTTATCACTTTCAATGAACCCAGTAGCATCAATACTACCAGATGAAGTGATGTTCGTACATGTTATTGTATTAGTAGAAATAGAACCGCCTGTGAATAAAGAGTTGGATAAAGTAAGAGATCGTAGCCCTGCGTCTGATCCAATGCGGGTGTATCGCTTATCGCCTGATACAATCGAGAGTGCGTCAGATTCAGCAAAGATGCCTTTGTAATAAGGAGTTTCAGGGTTGATGTAGATGTTTGAGCTCATGATTTCTTTCGTATCTTATAACATAGCAAATACAAAGAATGTCATTAATCAACTTTTACGAAGGCATAAAGATAGACAAGGTCATCAATCCTTACTATGATAAGCATGGAATCGAAATACCCGCTCGAATCATCTTCGCGGCTCCATCGGGCGCGGGCAAGTCGAACGGGGCTTTAAACCTGATTTACCTATTCAACAAGACATTCCACGAAATCATCTATTGCATTAAATCAGCTGATGAACCATTAGTACAGATGCTTGAAGCCAAGTTACAAAATGTTCAGATCTTCGAAGGCGGTGATGTCCCACCATTAAGTTCTTTTACTACTACTGATCCACAAACTAAGCGACTCAAGCGAAAGGATAAGAAGCAACGGCTCATTATCTTCGATGATCTCTTGTTTGATAAACAGGCGAATAGAATTATTCAAGACTACTACATCAGAGCTCGTAAAGTAGGAATTACTATGATTTACATTAGTCAGAGCTTCTTCCAAATACCAAAACCGATCAGAGACAATAGTCAGTACTTCATCCTTGGTCGTAATCTATTACGAAAAGATCTCAGAGCGATCCTTCAAGTATTTCCAACTGAAATGAATTTAGATGAATTTGGTAGTTATTACAATGAATTAACTGCTGAACCAATGTCTTTTATAGTGATTAATATAAATAAACGAACCATCCGTAAGAATTTTACTGGTGAAGTCTTTCAGTTATAAGTTCTTCGAACACTAATGAGCTACCCAATTACTATTTCGCGTGCTGATTATGTTGGTAATGCGACGTTCCGCTATCGCCTTGGTAAGTCTGATGATTTTGCGAACAAAGAAATCGCGATAGTCTCAGCAAGTATTCCATTTTCTTGGTATAACATTAGTGCCGCTCAAGGTAATAACACTTTTCAAATTATTCATCCAACGACCGCGGGTTCTACTACTCTAACGATCACGATTAAGGACGGTGGATATGAAATCTCTGACTTAAACGCCGCTCTACGTGCTTCGTTGATCAATCAAGGTTATTTTATTCAAAACACATCTACTCAAGATCAGACTGTCTATTGCGAACTACGTGTGAATGCTTCTACTTACAGTATTGAGTTTGTAAGCTACCCGCTACCAACGTCTCTTCCTTCCGGTTTCACTGCTGGTTCTGCGATTACATTCCCTGCTTCTATCCGTGGTCCTCAGCTCATTGTTCCAAGTACTAACATCAGAACACGATTTGGATTTGCTGCTGGAACATTTCCTGCGTCTGCTCCTACTACTCTAACCGTCGTTAGTAGTACTACTGTGCCTATTGTCAATGATGTATCTGTTATCGTAGTTCAGTTAGATAGTTGTTACAATCCATATAGTGCTAACAACCAGAGTCTTACGGCTATTGCTCCAAGCGGTACCGCGTTTAGTAGAACAATTACTTACAATGCAAGTGAATTAATTTGGTGCAAACAACAGGCGGGTACTCGTCAGGAATTAACTTTACGATTAGTTGATCAATTCTTTCGAGCTATCAATATAACTGAATTAGACATCGTTATCAATCTTGTCATTCGAGATGTACAAAAGTAATAATTATCGATTCAAAGCGTATAAGAGCTCACGTAGAGAAGAGGAGAAGAACGCAGAGGATCAGCAAGATGGATTAGATGAGATTCTTGCTGAGCAACGTGGTGAGATGGATACGTCGTTGAAGTTTGCCCGTATGGCTAAGCGTGTGATCAATTCTTTTGGAGAGCAAGTAACAGAGTACTCTGATAAACCAAGTAAAGCAACTGACTTCCTTGGTGAATTGATTAATAGTGGTCGCTTGACGAATTGGTTCGATCAATTAAAGAAAGCGGATCTGAAAGGTCTTAGTCCTGAAGCTCAAGATATTGTGAAAGATATCAAGGATCCTAAAACGCGAAAGGAACTTACATCAGCGTTCAACAATCAACTTGGTGATTTACTTGCTAAACGAACAAAACAAGAAGGCGTGGTTGAAAGAGGTAAATTAATTGATCAAGCACAAGTATCTGAATTCACACAAGGAAAACGAATTGCTCCAAATATTGCTCAAATGGCTGCTGAAAAAGCAACCGAATATCAGAAGAAGCGTAATTTAGAAGCATTTGATGCCATTGGATCGCAAGCTGCTCCACGAAAGAATCCATTATTGGATGAACTAAAAACTAAGATTGCTTCACGCGGTGAGTCTGCACCAGCGTCGTTAGCAAACTCACCAAAGTATAAAGACAAGCAAGCAATCAAAGATTTATTCATTGATACCGTTGGAAAGGGCAACGCTGCTGCCGTTGAAGAATTAGTTAAAAAAGTATCACCAACCGCGTCTGAAGCACTAACGGTTGATTCGTCTCAGTTTGGATCGACTGACCCACCTGGCAGTCCAGCTAAAACCATTGATGGAAGTACATTTATGATCGAAAGTCTTGAATCCAATATGGAGAAAATACGAGCCGCACTAACTGATGATGAATACATTGCAATTGTGAATAATACTAAGCTAACAAAAAGTGGCGAGCGGGATAAAACAGCGTTAAAAACAGCAATCTTTAAGAAACTAAAAGAAAAAGGAGCTGTTGCTACAATGAATTAATTTAAATGCATTTTCTACTAACTGAATATAGGTAATCAAAGATTACAAGCATTAAAGATGTACAAGTACGCAGTTATCGATATTACGGAAAAACAGTTGAAGGATGCTCTTGCCGGCAAGCGTATTCGCATTGCCCGTAGTCAGATTGGTAGTGGTACTAAGGAGCTTGCTCTTCATCCTGAACAAGCGAAGCGAGTAGAGAACGCGGTATTGAAAAATAAAAATGTAATGCTTATGCTTACGGATGGTGAATTAGCGGCTACCTACGAACGTATGATGAGCAGCGGTAGCGGATGGCTCAGCAACATTTGGAAGGGTATCAAGAAAGTGTTCAACGTAATGAAGGATACTGGTGCTCTTACTCAGCTTGCCGATATGGCGGTTGCCCCACTTGCCGCTGTTACTGGTCAGCCCGCTCTTGTAGGTGCTCTTCGTCAGGGCGTGAAGCAAGTAGGCGGATTTGGCTTAAAAAAAGGAGGACGTATGTCTAAGACAACGCGTATGTCGTCGCTACAAGGCAACGGGCTTTACCTTAACTACTAAAATCTTAGTTTAATGTTTTGAACGTCTTGTAGAACTTGTCTAATTCACCGTGGTTCATATACCAAATGAACATAAGACACCATTGACCACATCGACCTTCAGAGATGTCTTGCTTTTGTAGCGGTACCCAATCGAGATGTTTCAGTGCGGGAGGAGGCGGGATTCCGAAACTATCAAAATAATTTCCTCTGTATGCACACACCCAATGAGTACCCTCTCTATCAAGACTACTGGATCCAAGATTCAGTATTTGCGGACCCTGATAGTTCTTATCATAGTCTGACAACCAATACACCCGTAAGTCGGGTATGTTCATCTTCTTTCCTAATTGATAGAGATCTTCAATCGTAGTACGATCAGATCTAAGAAGATCATTTATATTTTTTTCATAAATGTGAGAAATCGCAGATTTCGGTAATCTCTGATTACTGTCGGCGATAGCACGCTTGCTTGCTCTTTTAATTAATTTCATTTTTGTTTGTCTGAGTCATATATAAAAGACGATTTTAGTTGTTTAATAAGCGACATATATTAGATTTCAAAGAAATTATGGCGGAAGTAGATAAAGTAGTGCTCGATGAGGCATTAGGTCAACAGGATCACACCGTTCCTTTCCAGCAAAAGCGTTGGCAGGAAATTACGGACCAGAATGCCTCGAACGGTGCATTCACCGGTCAGCTTACGTTCGATCTATCCAACCTAAGTTCCATGAACCAGTGGGCTAACCTCGCGGAAGGTTATTTCAACTTCCCTGTGAAGTTTTCGATGAAGAAGCTAACTACTTCGAGTGGCGGTGCTATTACTGGAGGCGTTGGTACGACTCTATATGGTGCGGTACCAAAGGGTGGTTACCATTCGTTTGTTGATTCGGTAAGTATCACGGTTGGTTCGACAAACATCCAATCTGCTAACATTTACCAAAACGTTCATACATCGTTTAAGATGCTTTCTGAGTGGTCGGAAGATGAACTTCGTAAGTACGGTCCTACGCTCGGTGTAGCTATTGACGACTACCGCGTTGATTTAGATGATGGTACCTCGAACGGTTTAACTGGTATTGAAAATAGTTCTGCAGATGTGCTATTTCCGTCAAAGAAAGGATTTACCTTAACTAAGGCTGCGAACGATGCGTTTGAAGAGCGTTCGTATGCTACGAACGTTGAGGCGTCTGCGTCATCTGTAGTTGGAAAAGTGCTTGGTAGTAATGCTATGGCGTTAGGTAAAAACTCATGTCAAGTCGCAACCAGTCTTGTGGTTGCGGATAATGCGGATGTTTATGTTTGCTACGCTCTTGCTACTGTTCGTCTTAAAGATATTTCGGATGCTATTGCTAAGCTTCCTCCAATGAAGTCGGTTAAGGGTATGCTTACGATTAACTACAACGCTGCTTCGTGTGATCTAACGTATAATGCCACTGGAACTCTAACTGGTTCCACGTTTTCCCCACTTTACGGACGAACGATGCCTGCGATGCTTATTGATGGATTTGCTCCAACGGTTGCTTCTGGAACATCTACTTGGCGTTTTACCGCTGAAGTATCGGCTGTGAAGTCTGGTAATCTTTCTACCGCTAACCCCCCTCAGAACAACGCTCGACTCTACGTTCCTGTATATGTTGCTTCGCCTGAAGTAGACCGTGCCCTTTCTCAGAAGAAGACCATCCGCTACCGTGAGCGTTATCAGACGACTATTACGGTCGAACCTAACACGTCGTGGTCTGGTTCGATTAGTGCGGGTGTTCAGAACCCACGCCGTCTTACGCTATCTGGTTATTTTGTTGGTGATCCAAGTGCTGTTATTGGTACTGATAACATTATCTCGCAGCCTCTTCTTTCGCCTTTCTCGCATGAAGGTTGGGGTACTTCGCCTTTTGCTGCTATCCGTGGTTGGCAAGTTGAGTTAGCTGGTCGCCCAGTATTCCAACAGCCTATTGATCAGGATTTCCATGCTTTCATGGAGGAGATTGCTGCGTGCGGTCTAAATGGTGGTCAGACTGAACAGATGGGCTCGGGTCTTCTAAGTCAGCGTCTATGGGCTCAGCTCTACCGTTACTACACGTGTGATCTATCTCGCCGCATTGGCGGTGAGGATGGTGCTACGGTCTCAGTTAACACCTCTTTCACGAACGCTACTCAGCTTAAGGTAATGTACATTGCTAACCTTGAACAGGAGAAGGAGATCACCGTCGATACTCAGTACGGCGTTATCTCGCAAGGACTTTAATTTGATAAAAAAAAGACTAAATATAATAAGTCAATAATTATGTTAATACTAAGACGCATATCGCCTTTTCGATATGAGGCTGATTTAACTGGAGCCTTATATAATCGTATTTTGGATAGTTTTAATGGAATGGTTCTAATCAATGTTGATGATTTGACTGAGCAGGACCAAAACTTACAATATTGGTTGCGTCAGTTTCTTAATCAATTTGATGCATACGTTAGTAGGTTCGTACCTGATCAAAATGTATTAAATTGGGAATGGCGGTATCACTATCACAATCATCATAAAAAAACACTTCAACATTCATTAGATATGTATTTCCACCGTCGTGCCATGATAAATCACATCTCAGAGGAACTGATCGCGGCTGCTATGCATCCGTCGCGTTTAATGAAGTATATTGATCATTTTGATACCTTCGAGGAAGCATTAGAAGCTTTCTAAGTTAGTAGTTTTGATGTATCAATCAAAGCATCTTTTTTTGGTCCACGGCGGCGTATAGACGTTTTTACAGGCGTCTCTTTTGCTTCATGAACCTTAACTTCGTTGTCATTCGTATAACGTAGGCTACCGCCCTTAATAGGCATCGGAGATGCCATGTAGCTCCTTTCGAGCTTGGTTGGGCTTGTATCCTCTGTTACAACCTGCTCCAGCTGACGGGTCAGCAAATTAATATTCGATTCTCGCTTTTTAAATCTCATCCTTTAGTATATAATACGTGCTATTTTTCAAACCGCTAATTTACCCTCAAACTAAGGTAAATTACTCTCAAAGATGCGTCCGAGACAGGTTGTTATCCGTGGGTTGTATGTGAAAATCTTCATGACTAAGTCTGACGGCTCTCGCGGCATGCTACACAAGTCTCGGTTGGTAAGCCCTGAGTTCATCGAATTGTGGTTTAAGGTGCATGATGGAGATTTCGATCTCAATATGTGGCAATCGTTAAGTCAAAAGGATAAGAACTTCTTCACGTACTGTGTCCATCAGGCTGGTATTGAGAATCAGAAGTTAGAGATCGCCTTAGCTCATTCTACACGCGATTTCTTTGAACGTATGAAGATACTTGAGATGAGTATTGTCGCGGGTAATCTCAACGCTGATATCGTGAGAGAGTTTAACAAGATCATTGATATGCTGGCTGAGTCTGCTCAGATCAGTAAGACGTACGCTACTAAGCAAAAAAACAAAATGAAGAGAACAGCTATCGCACATGGAGTGGAGCTTTCGTAGAGGGTCTTCCCTTCTTTCGTCGCTTCTTAACTACGTTGCATGCATCAACTGATTGAGCTAAGCTTCGCATGAGTTCATCTGTCAGTGTGACAGGTCTGTAAATGCCTCTTTCCTCTTCAATGAATGTTTCTATTTTTTTAGTTTTAGTGGGTGATACATCCGCCCAACTGAGCGTATCTACCGCATCGTCTGAGCGTTCTTCAACATAATGAACGATTTCGAATGGATCGTGGTCAGAGACCCCATGAAATCTTGGATTTCTATCCATTTTGCTATATGTAATTGTTGATCATTTAGTAAGAAATTGTAATATTGAGTACTTCAGTTTTATAATATATAACAAAGATCTGATTATGCAAACTCCAACTCACTACGAACGAAACCGTGATATTTATATCGCACGTAGTATTTCGTACTACTATGATAATCGTGAAGCTGTGTTAGAGAAGAATCGTATTTACAAGGCTAAGAATCCTGACAAAGCCCGTGAATACACACGTCGTTGGCGTGAGAAGAAGAAGGCTGAGCGTGAAGCTCAAAAGCTACTAAGCACTGCTTGAAAGCTTAAAGCTTTTTTTTGCCAGAATAGTCTTAGACGACGGTAGCTTGAAGGGTAATTCTACCGGTTCTACTTTGATCAGCTTTGGTTGCTTTCGTGGCTTCAAACTAAACGGAGTATCACTGAATGCAAATCGTAATTGTGAAAGACGGCGAGCTCGCGATACCGCTACGTAAAGCATTTCATTTGATACAAAATCGCAATCAATGAAAATAGTTCCATCACTGATCGTACGGCCTTGAGCACGATGGCTGGTAATCGCATGCATCATAGTAATAGGACACACCGTAAGCGTTGGCTTCTTAAAAGGGTTAGTCTTCGTTTTACGTTGCGGAGTTACAATCTCAGTGTAAGGCATTTCATGCCCATTCAGTGAAACAACAAAGTTTCGAATAGTTCCACGCGTACCATTGTAGAACTTAACCGACTTACCATCGATCTTACGGCTGAACGTACCGGTCGCAATGATTGGAATATCAATATCAACAAGCGCAAATCGCGTCTTGAGTTCGAGTTCTTCCTTCTCTAAGTCAGTTGTAGCGGTGTCTTCATACTTCGCATTGAATGACTCGAGTTGCTTGTCAGTTGCTTCCTTGTTGCATTGTTCGTAGAGTTGTACTTCATGTTCCAGATTGTTTTGGATAACGGTACTATTGCGGTATGAAATGACCGCATCACTATCAGATGCATTATCAGACTTGTACTGAGGGTTCTTACTTACAAATTCCTTAATCGCAGTGAGCCCGCGTTCGCGTACATCCTTGCATAATTCAACTAAAGCACGACCATCATCTGAATCATCGGCACGCTTGACAACATCGAGAAACTTAGTACATTCGAAAGTATCAAACGCGGCTACATCACGGTCAGTAGTAATATCGAACTGAGATTGTAGCTTGGTTGTAAGTTCTTTCGTTTCATCGCGTTTCTTATCAGCGTGTTCAGTCTTGAGTTGTTCGCATCGATCAAAGTATTCTTCATCTGATTCTGATTCGGTCTTCTCAGGAGCAACAAACGTAGATGAGTAAAGGAGGTGTGTGAGCATGTTGTTTCTTTCCCAATCGGATCCATTGTCATACATTTCCTTGAGATCAGGCATTGATTCGATATGTTCCCTGAAGATGATAGATTTGGCTTCGAGTAGCATCTTCGTACCAAAGATCGGCTTATGCTGAGCAGGATCACCAACAAGTAAAATGAGCTTACGCTGAGCAACCTCTACAATTCGATTAAGGTGTTCAGCAAGAAGCATACCGGCTTCATCAATGATAATGACCTGATAGTTCTTCAAGAACCCAGCCCGTTGGATCACACTTTGGTAAGTGAAGCAAGGAATAGTGTTGAGCGTTTCATCATCAAGATGATTTCTGATACTGTAGCTTTCCATGTCTTCACGCGTGGAGTGAGTCGGCGTTAAGATACACGCATTGAATTGCTCAAGTAGCTTACGGATATTGTAGCTCTTACCACAGCCTGCGTAGCCTTGAAGACAGTTGATATATCCTTCTTTGGCTAAGTCAAGAAATGAAAGACAGTCAGGCTTCTTTACATCAAGCATATCTTCATATAATTCCTTAACCTTGATTGACCAATCGATCCGAGTGAGTTCGTTCGCAGCAATCTTAGCTCGAGTGAATTCTTCGTCTTTCCAATCTGATTGTTCAGACGTACGAAAGGCTTTAGGTGGCTTCTGAGCCCATCGTCCATTATCGTAATTAAAAGTTGATTTATCAAAGCCTTTACGCTGAATCCGGAAACCATCGATAAGCGAAGTAATAAGAACCGCATTTGGATTTATCGACTTGACCTCTAACCATTTACGCCAGACCTCAACCGTGATGTTGTCCTGAATGGTAGCAGCAACGTGGCTGTATCGATCAGTGGTTAGTTCAGTGATGACATTGATACTGACGTGATTGAACAAAGACGCATCGACGGTCTCACTATTGATGTAACTCGGTAAACTGATTTGTGCAGTGTTGTGGTCGAAAGCTTCAATCGGGTCAGCAGTAATGAATGCCTTCTTGGATCTAATCTGAGATGATAAACCAAGTAATTTATGAAAAACTCGCTTATGGATCTTGCTTGGATTGATATATTTTGATGTATCAAGGTTGAATGTTTTATGAGCAAACGCGGCTTGGAACGTCTCATGAAGTAAGTTGTTGTCAGCAAGGAAGTCAATAGCAGAGCATGCAAGCCAAGCCGTGATTTCTCGTTCTTTAATTGGATCAGTAAAACGGGCAAGTACAAACCCTGAGTTTGATTTGATATCTTCCATCGTTGGATTGTTAACCCAGTACGTGATATCTCGGGGCAACCCGCGATAATAAGGCATCGTATCGTAGCTACTGTAAGCACTTGCCAAATCGAAGTCAAGATCTGAGTCTGATTCAAGTCCGGTCGAAAAGTGAATACCGTGTTTGCAAAACTGATCGTATTGCTCACGATTTGGATCAGTGTATCCGTATGGAACTAATTGCTTCTTGAAGTGTGTGTAGAGCTGAGCTTGTGGCGACGTCTTACCAAGCTCTAATTGGATACCATCAACTTCTTTCAGTTGAATGGTTTCGAATTCTCCATTGAGCTTGTTTCGAAAAGTGAGACTATGCTCACCAGTTCGGTATAGTTGCTCATACTTCGATTCGAGTTCAAGTACCATCTGTTTTTTATCAACGTAGCGGTAAGTATGCTTGGGAACTTGAACCATTGCAGTTGCATGATTAGCCCAGTGATGCACGTGAATCACTTTACCAGTCTTCTTACCAAATTCCGCATATAGTCGATCTTCAGTTAATTTACCTTGGTCTAACCATACCTTAGCCGCCTCACTGCTTGGCGCGAATGTTACCTTGATACGTTGTTTCAGCTTTGATGCAATATCAGCGTAGTCGGTATCAATGACTCCTTCTTGGTACTTGACTTGAAGTTCCTCGAAGATCTTTTCTTGCTTGGGGGTAATTGGACTCATCGCATCCTTGATCACAAGCAAAGCACAGTTAGCAACGGGGTGATTATATGCCGGTCCTGATCTACTCGCACCAAATGGCCGAAGAGTAGCTGTAGCAGTAGAGAAGTCAATCCACCAATCAAAGTCAGAACCCGAGATTCCATCAGGGTTCATGTTAATACCTTTGATATCTGTTAGCCATTCGCGTAGAGTGTTAAGAGTCGAGATATGTTTTTTGTAGTCATGCTGACGAGGTCGCCCTAAAGCAATAAATTTCTTACGAGTCTTTTCAAGGTTGAGCATAAACTTTCGATCAATCGTTCGAATCAACTTGAACATTTCATCATCGTACTTAGTACGAATATTAACTGAAATGGTCTTGGTAAGAACATTGTCGGTGTATGGTTCAAAAACATTGAGATTGAAATGAAGTTTCATTGAATCAGTTGATTCGCGTAACTTCACTGCTTTATCAACTGACATAGGAATCAACTTACGCTGAATCGAGTCCTTGAGGTCATTGGCTAAACGACGAGGAATTGGCTGACCATTGATCCAATGGAAATCGGTAGCCTTGGCTTTATGATACCAATGCGTAGCTTGTTGCTGGTTAGTCAGGTTATCCGGAGCCGGATATCTGGCTTGGAGGAACGCCTTGTATGGGCGAATAAATCGTTTGTAATACTTTGGAACTGCTGACATGTTGTTATTATATTATAGATTTATGTTTGTCAATATGGATTCATAAAACTAACAGTTGATTTACTAACCGGTTTATATATCAGTTAATCTCTTGTTATGCGTCGTTATGCGTTCCTACCCGCGTTATGTAGCTTCTATGCACGAGGCTGAGTTAGTGATATTTTGAATATGACTACGACTACTGAAAGTAGTCAATGCCTCTACCTATGCTAATATGTATAGGATAGGTTTTTTGACGTGTTTTTTTCTACACATGAGAAGCGAGTAGAGGTGCTCTAGATACCCAAGAACCATATAGTTTGGAGAAAAAGTGGAAATTGACGCACCTCAGTAGAGGTAGAGACCCTGAAAGGGGTCTGAGAACGCGTGATTTTTTTTAAAAATATGGAAGATTTCGAAAAGTAGAAAGCTACGCATACAGAGCGTAGAAGCCACCCTGTAGTGTATCTTAGAACGTTTG